TGCATCAACGTACCATACAAATATAAGTCTGGCGCATCCTGTAGCAGCCAATTGTATGTGTTGCTGTCAGACAGAGCCTCGTTCTTGGCATAATACAGGAGCTCTGCAGTGTATGATGTATCCGGCGTTGGATACACCTCAAACGCGCCGTCGCTCATTGTGAAGTAGCGCGGACGTCCGGTCGTGTTTAACGCGTCCACACGCTTACTAATGATTTCACCGTGACTTACCTGTGTGAGCTCAAATGTATTGCCCTCGCTTAAGTAAAAACGAATACTCTCCAGCCAGTCAGTCGGCACACGCGAATACTGATCGTCTAGCTGAACAGTGGCGCGCTTTTCCATCTTCCAATGACGAACTTTGCGCGCGATGTCTGCCTCTGCCAAGTCAATAAACGTATCAATCGTCTGCTCAATGTCAGGCTTATTGATAAAGTTAGCGACTTGGTCTTTGAGTTCCGCGTATGTCGATGGCATGTGTCACCTTATGCGTTGTTTGCAGCGTTGCTCACCGCCGCCAGTGCAGACTGCTGCGCAGACGCAACGTCAGATGGAGCAGAAAGCGAAAAGCCTGCCGACTTAACGTCGTCAAACGATAGCGTCTGTTGCGATTTAACAGCAGCCATAACTTGCTGAGAGACTGTGTTGTTAAACACTTGATAACGCGCATCATCCATCAAGAACGGTGTTGCGTGTAGCAGTGACGTGTACAAGTACACATGCGGTGCGTCCTCTAGTAACCAATTTGTTGTGTTACTGTCCGTAAGCGATGGGATGCGCTGGTAATAGTCAATGTCCAGTGAAGCTGAACCTGACGGTGACGGCGTTACAACTAACTCACGGCCTATAATCGCAAAGAAGCGCGGGTTAGCCGCATCGCGGGTTCGGGTGCGACGCAACATTGTAAGCTGCTGCGGTGTAATTTGCTCTAATGGCTCATCTTCTGTGGATGCTACTTGCACATACGCAATTTCTAACGCATCCGCTGGAAGTGCCGCGCGTCCAGATGTGATCGCCTGTGTTGCTGATGACACCATGTCTGCGCTACGGAACACGTCGTTCAACGTGCTTTCCGCTAAGCGAATAAAGTCTGGGATTTTTTGGTCAAGATCAGCACGGTTTAGCCAATCTCCGATTGCTGTCTGCAATTCTGCGTAAGTTGTAATTGCCATGTTGATCTCCTAAAGATTGGCCTTTTTTAACACGGTTAGGCGCTATAATCTACCCGCGCGAGTTCTGAATACTTGGTTGTCGCGGTCATTCAACCACTTCTTGAACGCCACTGGATCATCTGCAATCCCCCGACGTTTAAGATCATAATACACGTTTAATGGAATAGACGCCACCTTGTTGACATCACCATGCCGGTCGGGTGTATCGTTGTACTGGCGCTTGTTCGCTTCGGCGATCGCAGACACATCCTGCTGTGTCTCAATCACGTACTCCCCATTATCCTTAACGTGCCAATACTGCGTTATGCCGGTGAGTGGATCTCGTCCGAATAATCTCTTCTGCCCCATAAAGTCCCCCAAAATTGAAAGGGGCGACCGAAGCCGCCCCGTCAGTCTTATGATACGTTCAAGTCTGCAACAACTGCGTGCGCAGCTTCGTTCAAGACTTTCAAGCCGAACTCTGCGATGACCATGCGCTTCTCAGCGTCACCAGTCTTCGCAAGCTCAACTTGCTGGATTGGACGTAGGTAGCACACAGATGCGTACTCTGGGTCTAGCAACCATGCGTCACGCTCACGTGAGAAGCGGTTAGCGACCACATTTAGCGTCCCGAAGTCACTGAGATACACGTCAGCCGCACCGATGATTGTTGTTGGCGCGTCTGATGGCGCTTGGTAACGCTGTGCCGCGATACCTGCGAAACCTGACACAACAGTCTTGTTGTGTGGGCCTACCATCAAGATGCTTGGCTGACCGCCAGAAACGAATGCCTGCTGCATTGCGTCTTTTAGCATTGTCTCAGTGAAGTCACGCTGAGTACCGTCTGTACGTGCAGTTGTACCGTCGCCAGTTGTTAGACCGCCGCCTGTGCCGACATTCTCGTTAGACGCGATCCATGCGCCCAAGCCGCCTGTCTCACGAGCTGTTGAAGAGTTACCAGCAACTTGCGCGTTGTTCGCAGTCAAAACTGCTTCGATGTCGCGCTTCAACTCTTTACCGCGCTTAGCTAGCTGGTACGCAAGTTCGTCGTTGCGTCCTGCTGTGTCTAGCGCTGAGTAGTTGTCAGCAACGATTGTAGTACGACGGCGAATGTGTGTGTAGTTTCCTACACGGCTTGTTGCCGCTGTGCTGTCGAATGATGACACGTCGTCACCATCGATAACTGCAGTTGTGCTTGTTGAAGCCAAGCTGTCAGTCTGCCACTCGAAGTAAGTGTTGTTTGCGTTTTCAGATCCAACATTGGACTGAAATGGAACCTCTTCAGGTGAAATGTTCGCGATTACATCTGCAAGACTTTCGCGGATACCAACACCGCTGTGCGATGTGAATGTATTTGCTACGATTGCCATAATGGCCTCCTAGAGTAACGATTTAATTGCAGCCGCGGCATCATTGACGCGACCGGTTTGACGTGCGCGCTGTAGCGCTTGTTGTTGCTCACTTCTAGGTTTAGGCTGCGAACCACGAGATCCAGCTTTTAGCGTCTTTCTGGGCTTCTGCGTCTTCGGCTTTTGCTTAGCCTCCGTTGCGCGTGTCTGACCCTTATCGTACAGCATTGCTTTCCTCGCTAGCTTCACAAGCGTCGCATTCGTTAGACCGTTGACATCTTGCTCTGTGAAACCCTCTGTCAGGAGGAATGAGCGAATGTCCTTGGCCTCTTTAGACGCGACAGATGTGTCACGCCATTCTGGAATGATCTCAGGCAGGATTTGGCGCTGCTGCTCAAAGTATTGAGACTGCATTTGCTCCACGCGTTGATGCTCTAATTGAGCCATACGCTGACGCTCAGCTTGGACTGCATCAAGTTGCGCTGCGCGCTCCTCTTGCTGCTTTCGCCACTGGCGTTCTGCCTTCGCTGCCATCGTGGGGTCTGTATCATACAGAGTGTCCCAGTCGGGCTCCTGTTCAACCGGTTGCTGCAAACGCTCCTGCAGTGCAGGTAACATCTGAGCGTATTGAGCACGTTCACGCTCTATCTCTTCAGCTTGTGTGGCCATCTCACGACGTGCCTCCGCCAGCTCTTGAGTTTTGCGTGTATAATCCCGATGTCTCAGATTTCCGCGTTTTAGCTCCTCGACGGTAATCTCTTCTCCATCTACTTCGACCGTGGCCGCCAGTATGTCAAAAGATGCGTCGCCTTGCTCGTCGGCTTCGTCTTCGTACTCGAAATCGCCTTCGGGCTCTGCTTCGTACTCTTGAGAGTATTCTTCAGCGTCCTCTGGCATTTCGGCTTCCGCCTCAACGGCTTCAGCCTCAAGCGCCTCAGTGTCTGTCACGTTATCCTCTTGGGGCGCGATCATGTCTCTGATGGCATTTTGTGCTGTGTTCAGATCAGTCCCTAATGGGTTGTTGGCTTCTGACATTGCTATAGCTCCATATTATGCGGCTATTTTTGTTTTTTTTCAATAGTCGCATTATCTTCCATTGCACGCAGCTTCTGGCGAAACGCCTGTACACCGCGCAGTTTCATGTAGATATCCTCGCGGACATCTCTATCGCCGGTGTTCGTTGCTTTGAACTCCTCCCAGCAATCCTGCTCCGTCTCATCCAAAAAACGCATGAGATCGGTGTCACGTAAAAGACGGCCAGCCTCCTGACCGTCATCTATAAGTTGCTGCTTACTCTTCACCATCTACTCCACTTTTTATGATTTCAGCTTGCGCCTTCATCACCTCCCGATTTATTGCCAACTCAGAGCGGATCTGCTCCACGTTAAGCTGCGTGCCATATTTGGCCTTCATTTCCTCCGCTTTCACGAACAGCTCCGCATCCAACTCGTCGCGCTTACGATCGTCTTCCATGATCATTTTCTCGCGGCCAAGTTGCAACTCTGCTGCCTTCTTCTGAATGTCAGCTTGGATCTGCTGGATCTGCACTGCAATCAGTTGTTCGTTGATGTCCGGCTTGTCTTCCTGCGGAGGCGCTTGGAACTGCGCAGGGTCTGACCAGAATTGCGATGCGTCCTTAAAGCCCGCAAGCTCTGTCATCGACTTCAGTGTGTTGGCTAACTTACTCATATCTGTCAGTGGATTGACTGGCCCCATCTGCATGATGGCCTCTTTCTGCATGTCGGCAAGTTGACGCATCATCATCATGCGCTCAGTGTCAGAGCCACGGCCAAGTGCAACGTTGATTGCCACATCCATCTCGGCATTCCATACGCGCGGATCAATCGGAACAAACTCGTTTGTCAGGCGAACCATACGCGCGCGATCTTGGTGCGTCGTTATTAAGTTTAGCACAATCTTGTAAAGCTGTTTCATTCCGGTTTCCGCAAAGATACGCGCAATCAGCTCAATGTGCTGCTGTGCGGCGCTCACAGTCGCCTGAACGGCTGCCGCGGTAGATGATTGCAATGCACCTGCATCCAAGCCCGCAGACGCCTTTGAGATGCCTGTGCGGGCCTCTTTGATCTCATCCATGTACTGCAAGACAGGAAACGCCTGCTGCCCAACGAATGGCATTGTCAGCGGCTGCACCTGACCGGCGGAACGCTGGCGGATAATCGCGCCAACCTCGGTGTTCATGACGTCCTCAAGGTTAACCATGCCCTCAGTCACGGCGATGCGTGGGTGAATGGACATAGACAGGCTGTCTAAAGTATTACGCATTACAACAGATTTAATGCGCTGGATGTCCATCACAGTATCTGCGATTGACATGCCAAAGAAGTCGTGTGCCTCGGGGTCTGGGCAGAATACCGCAAACGGCACCATCGCGCATGGCTCATTCGCCAGAATAGTATTTCCGTCACCG